TGAAAACAATTGTCCGCGATGGTTCATCCATTGAAGCATCTGGGCGCAACAAAGATGACCGAGTAATTGCCGCTGCTCTTGCTTGCGCCGCGTATGCTGAACAATTACAACCACGTTTAATCGCACAAAAAATAACACGGCACGTTTCTCGCGCTCAAGATGAACAGTCAACAGACCAGATTGTAATTGGGCGTAATGTTGCTAACTACTTGAAAAATATAGGTGTTTATGGGCAAAACAATTCTTAAACGGGATTTAATGCGGATTATGAAGCGGTTTTTATCAGACAAAGACCGAGGCATAAGTCTTGCTCTGTTTGCGGATTTATGTGGTATTCACCAAGACAGTTTGAAAAAAGTATTCATTGAGGAGGAATATCCTCTGACTGAATATATGCAAATCAGAGTTTCAAAAGGATATGAAGCATGGAGGCGGGGAAGTGTAGCCATCATGCAGAACAGAGATACGTCCAAATTTGTAGAGTACCGCAAAGAGGACAAACCGCGACTAACTCGCGGGTATGGTATCCAGTTTGTCAACGGGAAGCCTACCCTAAACATTGGGGTGCGTAACCGTAATGATTATTCTGGGTTAGATATAGACGAGCAATTGAGGGGATAACATGGCAGCACTACACGATTTTAAATGCGCGAAACACGGTTACTTTGAAAGCCGCACAGCAAAATGCCCGATGAAGGGATGCGAGGAAGAAGTCTTAAAAGTTTTTTTACAAGCGCCAGGAATTAAAACTGACCGCACAAAAAAAGCTGATGCTACCTTGAAGGGTTTAGCGCAAGACTTTAATATGACTAATATCAAGTCAACACGCGAAGGCGAACATCAAGCTGGTTACTTCCAGCAAGGTAATATCTTAACGCCAGAGCAACGTGCAGAGCTTGAAAAGATTGAAGCTCAACAACCTAAAGAACAACGTCCAGGCGATGCTGCAATTTGGGGTGGCGGATTTAAAGGAGTTGATTTAAACTCTGTTATCGCTGGGCGTTATGCAATGCCTGTTGCTGATGAATCAGTGGGGATTAAACCAAGCGATGCTGGAAACTTGACAGGACCAAAAGCCGCAAGTTATATTGCTGACCATGAAAACTTGAGTATTAAACCATAATGAAAATACCTACCAAGCCAGACGAAAGAGAATTCTTTTACAAAGAGCTAATTCAGAAATGTTTAGTGTCGGCGCAAACTCGTAGAGCTGATTATTCAACATTGCGGTCTTGGTATTTATTTGGTGCTGGCGTGGACGAACCGCCAGCAATCTTTAATAAGATTTATCCTCATACTGACCAGCTATCAAGTTTTCTTTACAGCGCAGAAACAACACGCTTCTCAATTAATCTTGGTGCTTCAGTTAATGCAATGGAGCATCAAAAAACTCCAGCACTTACTCACGCACTTAACGATGAATGGCTCAATTCAAATGCTGACCAAGTTTTCTCAACAGCATTAAATTGGGCTTTAACTTATAACACTACGTTTATTAAACTTGTTGTTAATAACGGTATTCATCCTTACATGGTTGACCCAGGCTCAATGGGCGTACTCAGAGAAGACGCGCCATACACTGACCGTCAAGAAGCGATTGTTCAAACCTATTACATTACGAAGTCTGAATTATATTCACGACTTTATTCACATCCAAAGCGTGATGAGATACTTAAACGTATTACCACCAGCGGATACAAAGAATCTACAGACCAACCTAACGGTGTTGACCGTATTTTGATGTCTCAATCTAATCCAACGATTTACGGTAACGTAAACTTGGATTTAGGCGGAACTAACCGTTATAAGGCTGAAGTAGCCGAAGAAACGGTAGAAATGCGCGAATTATGGGTCTGGAATGACGATACAATGGACTATCAGTGCGTTACGATAGCTAATCCAAGCGTAGTCATTTATGACCGTGAAGGCTCATCATTGTTCTTAAAAGGCGAGCTTCCTTTCATTCAAATCTGTCCAAATCCACAATATGACTACTACTGGGGGCAATCAGAGGTTCAACGCCTAGTATTGCTTCAAGAATTACGCAATAAGCGTATGGGTGAGATTTTAGAGTTATTAGCTAAACAAGTTAATCCTCCAACAGCCTTGACTGGCTTCAGTGGTATCTTAGATGAAAAGAATTTTGCGCTTAATCGTCCTGGTGGTTTGCTTTCAACTGATATGCCAAACGCAAAAGCTGACAGGCTTGCTCCACAAATGCCAGCAGACTTATACGAGACTATCCATGAGATTGACTCTATGTTTGCTGAGATGTCTGGTATAAGCAATGTGCTTTCTGGTAAAGGTGAATCTGGCGTTCGTTCAAGTGGACACGCTTCACAACTTGCTCGTCTAGGTTCTAGCCGTGCTAAAAAACGTGCGCTTGTTGTTGAAGACTCATTAGAAAAACTTGCAACGCTTTACTTGAAACTTATGCAAGCGTACGATGATACTCACTTCAAAGATGTAGAGGGTCGTCCGTTTATTGCAGAGCAATTTACAAAAGACTTTGTTGTTAAAGTAGATGCTCACTCTAACAGCCCAATCTTTACAGAAGATTTAAGACAGCTTGCATTTAACTTATTTAAAGCGCAAGCTATTGATAAAGAGTCATTGCTTGACTTGCTTGAACCGCCAATGAAACAATTGTTGAAAGACAAATTGAAAATTGCGGAAAAAAAACAAGAGAGTAATCCTCAGCAAGCAGCGCCGCAAAAGCAACCTAAAGTAGAAGGAGCAGAGTGATGCAAGGTACAGTCTCACCTAAATCGTCAGACCAGCCAAAAGTTTCCGCAAGAGACTTGAAAACTATGGACGCTCCTGCTAATCTACAGTACAGAGCATCGGGGATTAAAACATTTAATCAGCGCAGCCCTTCAGCAAGGCAAGCAAGGAGGTAGTATGTCTGGTCGTAAATACGGTAAAAAAAGTCGCAAGACTCGTAGATAGTTTTTGCTTTCGGGCAAAAAAAGGGGTGTCTTGCTCTCCCTATGAAATGAGCTGGATTATATGTTAAGGAGCTTATCATGGCACGTAAACATACTAAAAAAGGTGGTCGTAAAGCACGTAAGTAATTGAGGGAGGAAACTCCTAAAATTGCTTATAGCCTAGACGCTATATCCCTGGGGGACGGGAATATAAATATAGTCCCCCACTTGACACATATTTTTAATTGGTGTATTTATACACAAAATTATTTAGGATTTGGTTATGAGCGTACCTTCAGACAAATTAATGGAAATGATGAAAGGCGGAGCGCCTGGCGCTGACGCTGGTGATACTCCTGCTTCTGCTGGAATGTCTGATAATGCGTCTCCTCCAATGTCTTCTCCAATGTCAACACCAGAACCAAAGATGGGCAGTAAAGAAGCTGCTATGGTGAATTTATCAATGGCAATGGATTTAATTGAACAAGCACTTCCTGCTTTAGGCAGCGAGTCACCAGAAGGTCAAAAAGCCCTTCAATCATTGAAAACATTAACAGGTATTATTGGTCCGAAAAAAGCCAAGACAAACGAATTGCAGCAATCTGAAATTTTACAGATGCTACAAAGTTTACCCCAAGCTGGTGGCGCTACTCCAGAGGGTAAAGCAATTGCTCAAGCGCCAGCAATTCCAGGAATGTCTCCTGGCGGCGGCGGGACTCCTCCAGGCGTTCCACCTTCAGCACCTACGGCAGCACCACCTTCACCTCCACAAATGTAAAAGGAAATATCATGGACTTATTTAAACCACGCGGTTCAGCTTCAATTAGAAATCCATTAACAGACCAACAACAAAACGGTCAAATTACTAACCCACCACGTTACGCACATCTTGGTGGCTTGGATAGCCCACGCAAAGCGGCTAATCAAAACAAAATGACTATCGTGCCACCTGGCAACGGTAAACGAGTAATTTAATTACTTAGGGGATAAAAATGTCTTTAGAAGATTTAAGTTTTGAAGCTCGTGATGAGCTTGCAGCACTAGCTAAACAACTCGCTGAGAATCCTGCTACACGCAAGGATTTTTTGCGTATGACGAAGCACGTAAATCCAAATATGCCAATTCCAGAATTGGACATTGAGGATTATACAAACAAACAAGTTACTGCCTCTAATGAAAAGGTAGAACGCTTGGAAGCTAAGTTACGCGAGCGTGATGCTTTAGATAAACTTAAAGAACGCCGTCAAAGTTTGCTTGCAGAAGGCTTGGTAGCTAACGAAGCAGAAATTGATGAAGTAGAAAAGGTTATGTTGGACAAAAATATTTCAGACCACAAAACTGCGGCTGAATATTTTGCTTGGATGAAACAAGCGGCTGTTCCAACACCAACTGGTTACAATCCAAGCGCTATGAGCAAGTTTAACTTGAACGATTATTGGAAAAATCCAATTCAAGGCGCTCGGAATGAAGCAGCAAAAGCACTGAATGATTTACGTAAACCACGTAAGCCAATTGGTCTTTAAAGTAGTAAATAGGGGATATTTTTTGGTAAATCGGAGATAATATGGCTATTGGTGGCGGTATTCTTCCAGCTTCAGGCACATCGCAATATAACGAACTGACCTACGTCACCCGTAGGGCTTTTATCCCAAAGCTGGTCGTACAACTTTATAACAGCACTCCTTTGTTGGCTGCATTGATTGCAAACAGTCAATCTGCTACGGGCGGTGTTTCTCAAGTAACTGTTCCTGTTCAAGGTTCACAATTTGTTAATGCTCAGTGGTCTGACTACTCTGGTTCATTCAACCAGCCAGCAGTCCAACAAGGCGCTTACAATGCTGAATTTAACTTGAAACTAATGATTGCACCTGTACCGTTTCTAGGTATGGAAGGTGTAGTACAACAAGACCACGCTGTCATCCCATTGATTGAAGCTCGTATGAACGATGCTACAAACGTGATGATGGACGGTATGGCTACTGCTTTGTACAACAACACTACCAACACACAACAATTCATCGGCTTGCCTGGTGCGATTGATGATGGTACAACATTAGCTACATACGGTAACATTAACCGTTCAACATACACTTGGTGGAAATCAAAAGTATATGCGGCTGGTTCAACAAACCCAACTCGTCAAAACGTATTGCAATACATTTCTGGTACTGTTAAAAACGGTGCTGAAGTGCCTTCATTCGGTGTTTGCGGTTTCGGTACTTGGACATTGTTAGCACAAGACTTTGTTGGTCAAGAGCAATATGTTATTACTCCTGGCTCTGGTTTTGATGGTGATGGTAACGGTCCTCAAGCAGCTTTCCGTGCTTTGATGGTTGCTGGTGTGCCAATCTATCCAGACCCATACTGCCCAGAAGGTACTCTATACTTCATTAACACAAATTACTTGTCATTGTATATCCATGACCAAGGTTCATTCGTGTTTACAGGTTTTGAGTCAACACTTCCTAACTGGCAAATCGGTTACGTAGGTGCTGTATTGATGATTGCTGAATTGGTGAATACTAAACCAAAAGCAATGACCAAAGTCACTGGCTATAATTCATTAACGATTTAAGGAGAATAAGTCATGGCATTAGGTTTAAATAAAATCATCATTGCTGGCGCACAGTCCAACACTCCTGGCGCGTATTGGCAGCTAACTACGTTATCTGCTAATAACGCAACAGTGGTTGTTCCTGCTGGTACTTACTTGGTGTTCCCAACTGCAAACGTAACAATTGAAGCTGTATCTGCATACAATGCTTCAAACGGCGTTTCAACTTGGTCTACACTTTTAGCTAATAATACTGGCGGTGTGCTAATTTCAGACGGTACTAACGTACGTGCTAACGTGACTGTGGCTACTGCTACAACAATCACATTGGCTACGGTTGACGGTGGTCAAGCTGTAACTGGTACTTACAATAGCTAATAGGAGAGCAATATGTCTAGCGCTGATTCAGTAAGTCAATTAACAGGCTCATCCTTTGGCAGCTTTGCGGTTGCTCAAAGTGTTGGTGTTTCTGTTGGTGCTACTGGTAATGCTGTAGTCGCTCTCCCAATTCTTAACGGCGGACTCACTGTAGGGTCTGCCGCTAATAATTCTGGTGGCATCATTATTCGCCGTGTAACTGTTCAAAATCCAAGTGGTAATGTTGGTACTGCCAATATTGCTATTTTGACTTCAAATGACGGTAACGCGAGTAACGCTGTTGTAGCAAACGTAGTGTTAAGTAATTTAACTGCGGTTGGTACATACCAAGATTTGACTGTAGCGTCACCTTATAGCACAACAACTGTTGTAACAGGAAATGTAACTCAAGCATTGTATGTGAAAGTAAATACAGCGGTAGCTAATAGCACTGTAGATATTCGCATCTATGGCGATGTGGTAACATTCTAATTATGGATACAATATTCGTAACTAATCATTCTGACATTGAACTGGTTGACGGTTGGAACGGGGTTAAATATGACTTTAAACCTGGTACAACTGTTGAATTACCAACGTCAATTGCTACTCATATCTTTGGTTACGGTGTTGAAAACAAAGAACCGTATTTGGCTAGGCTTGGTTGGACTAAATCTCAAAATGACATGAAAGATGGCTTGGCTATCTTGTCTAAATGGGAATTTACCAATGAAGCTCCAAAAAAAGACCGCGTTTTATCCCCCGTGGTGGAGAAAGTACCCTTGCCCTTTAAAAAGGCAGGGGGAAAAATCCCTTCGGCTGCTTAACAAAATGAGAACTGAATGGCGACTCTATCTTCTTATATTACGGAAGTCCGTAGGCTCTTGCATGATGCAAACGGAAACTTCTACACTGACACTCAGCTAACTGATTATATCAATGAAGCTAGAGCGCGTGTCGTAAGAGATACAGGATGCTTAAGAACAATTCAAGTAACACAAACCCCAGCTCCAGTTTCTAGCGGAGCTTCTAATCCTTATGCTTGGGCTGCCAGCACTCCTGTTGCGTTAAATGATTATGTATTTTCTAACATTTACATTTATCAAGTAACAACTGCTGGTATATTGGGGACAACTGCGCCTCCATACCCACAAGGAAATTCAGCTTTACCTCCAAGCACTCCGTTTTTAAACGGTACGGCTTACTTACAATATGTTGGTAATGCAGAAAATATTTCTTATGCTGCGTTACCACAAGGAATTAATACCCTAGACGTTATTAACATTAACTTATACTGGGGTAATTCTCGTATTCCATTGCGCTATATGCCTTGGACACAATTCAATGCTCAATTACGTTATTGGCAAAATTATATTGGTCGTCCAATTGCTTTTAGTATTTATGGTCAAGGACAAATTTACGTTTCTCCTGTACCAGACCAAGTGTATCCAATTGAAATTGATACAGTGTTGCTTCCAACGCCTTTATACACTGGAACAACGGCTGACAATATTGTAGCCCCATACACTACACCAGTTAAATTTTATGCTGCTTACCTTGCTAAGTACTATGAGCAATCTTATGGTGAGTCTGAAATTTATAAACAAGAATATTTAAAACATATTCAATCTGTTCTTGCTACTACCTTCACTAGACGTATTCCAGACCCTTATGATGGTAATTAAACATGGCACAATCTCCAGAGCAAAAGAAATCCTATCAGATTGTAAAGCAATTCAAAGGTTTAAATACCAAGGCTAACCGCACTGCAATTGATGAAGCCGAGTTTTCATGGCTTGAAAATGCAATGCCAGTTGGCTATGCCAATTTAAAAATCACGCCATCTCAAAATAGTTTAGGTATTACGTTTGCAAATACTGTGACAAGCTGGTTTGCCGTCAATATTAATCTTGTTGATTATATTTTGGCGTTTCAAGCAGACGGAAGTTGCGAATATGTTAATTTACAAACTAAAACTAAAGGCACAGTAGCTACTGCTGGTAAATTTTCTGGTTCTGGCATTAACGTAAGCCAGTGGCAAAACACTCAAGCACTTATCCTAGACCCTTCTAAAGGGTATTTTTATTGGAATGGCACTAACGTAGTGTCTGTAGGCGCTGTAGGCGCGATTTATATCACTAATGGTGGCACAGGGTATACTTCAGCCCCAACAGTGACTATAAGCGCTCCTAACGATTCTAACGGCATACAAGCAACTGCAACTGCTACTGTTACAGCTAACGTGGTAACTGGTATTTCTTTAACTAATGGTGGTTCTGGCTATACGGTTGCGCCAACTATTACTTTTGCGGGGGTGGGGACAAATGCTGCGGCAATTGCAAGTGTGGTTACGTTTGCGACTGGTACTGTTTCAACGGTTATTACGAATGGTGGCTCTGGCTATACTAATGCTGCCAATACTGTGGTTACTA